GTAAAGACTGTACGAAGAAAAGGGTCTTAAACCGTAGAAAAAACGATGGTCAGAAATGGGAGTATCCAGACTGGTAGAGAGTTCATGCACTGTTTCCCCCCTGAAAGTGTCCTAAAGAATAAATAATTTCAGATCTATTCTGAATTTTCTAAAGGAGAGTAAAGATGGCAAGTCAAGTCTCGCCAGGTGTAGTCCTTAGGGAACGCGACCTTACAAATGCTAACATCATTGGTGCTTCTAGCATCACTGCAGCATTTGCATCGTCCTTCCAAAAGGGACCCATCGGTGAAATCGTCTCAATTTCAAGCCTAAAGGATCTGATTTCTACTTTCGGTTCACCACAAGAAGCAAATGCAGAAGACTTCTTGGTTGCTTCTGAGTATCTTGGATACGGTGGCAGCCTAGCAGTTGTTCGTGCAGAGACTGGCGTTCTTAATGCGTCATCTGGTACTGCTGTTTTGGTCCGAGGAGAAGCAGATTGGGCAGCTGGTGTTGGTGGTTCTGAGAGATTCCTCTCAAGAAGTGCTGGTACTCATGGTAACGCTCTGTTGGTTGCTGCGGTTGACCGTGGTGCTGATCAGATCCTTACCCTAGCATCTGCACCTGCAACTACTGCTGCTGATACCCCATTCACAACTGTTAGCGGAAAATCAGGAAGAATTTATTCCTGGAACGCTGCAACTCTGGAGTTAGGAGTTATCCTAACTGATCCAACAACCCTTCTCACCACTGCTGAAATCTTTGATGAACCAGGCGATGGTGTTGTTACTGGAGTTACTGCTGGTGCATACGCTGGTCAACCAACACAAGCAGGAGTACATACAGTAGATCCTACTGGTGGTAGTGGTACTGGTCTTAGACTACAAATTACTATTGATGTAAACGGTGCTATCACAGGAACTACTATTGTTCAAGGTGGTGTTGATTATGTCGCTGCAGAAACAGTAACTGTCGCTGCTGCTGGTCTTGGTAATGGTGCTGTTCTAGATTTGACAGTTACCATTGACACAGTAACCAACGACAACATTGCAATCAACAACGTTAAGGATTGGTACACCAATACAACTATTGGTTCAACTGGTCTAAAACTTTCTGCAATTGGTCCTCGTCCTGGCACTTCTGCATTCGCTGCAGATAGAGGTATTTCATATGACGAAGTACACATCGCAGTTATTGACACAACTGGAGCAGTTTCTGGTGCTGCAAATACAATCCTAGAGAGAAAGACATTCCTTTCTAAGATTTCCGATGCTAAGAGCACAGAGGGTGCAAGCATCTACTACAAGGATATCGTCAACACTGAGTCTGAGTACATCTTCCACGGTGCTGCTCTCACAGGTTTGGTAGAACCAACCCAAGGTGGCGGTGGCGAAGCATGGGGTCAGGCAGCAGATACACTTTCCTCAGGAGACAAGTTCCTCCTAGCAGCAGTCAATACCAGCGCACTTACTGGTGGTACTGATGACTATGCATATACTGCTGGTGAAGTAGCAGCAGCATATGATCTCTTTGCTGATACTGAAGAAACTGAAATTGATTTCCTCCTCATGGGTGGATCAATGTCAGAAGAGGCAGACACTCTAACTAAGGCACAAAAGGTTGTTGCTATCGCAGCAGCAAGAAAAGATTGTGTTGCTTTCGTATCTCCTCACAAGTACAACCAAATTGGTAGTGGTGGATCCGCTCTAAGCGCAGCAGATCAAAGAACAAATACAATCAACTTCTTCAACTCGGTAACATCTTCTTCATACGCTGTCCTAGACAGTGGTTACAAGTACATGTATGACCGCTTCAACGATAAGTATCGTTACGTTGCTTGCAACGGTGACGTTGCTGGTCTTTGTGTAAATGTTTCCGAAACAGTTGCTGACTGGATTTCACCAGCAGGTCTAAATCGTGGCGGTATCCGCAACGTAATCAAACTTGCTTACAATCCAAACAAGGCAGATAGAGATGAACTCTATCAAAATAGAATCAACCCAATTGTATCACTTTCTGGTTCTGGTGTTGTTCTATTCGGTGATAAGACTGCACTTGCATCACCTTCTGCGTTTGACAGAATTAACGTTCGTCGTCTCTTCCTCAACATTGAGAAGAGAGTTGAAAGTCTTGCTAAAGGTGTTCTCTTTGAAATTAACGATGGAGTTACTCGCGGCGGATTCCTATCCACCATCAACTCGTACCTCAATGACATCGTTGCACAGCAAGGTATTACCGACTTCCTTGTTATCTGTGATGAAACAAACAACACAGCAGATGTTATTGACCGTAACGAATTCGTTGCAGAACTATTCATTAAACCTGCACGCTCTATCAACTACGTAACAGTAACCTTTACTGCTACTAGAACTGGAGTTTCGTTCAGCGAAGTCGTCGGACGCTGATTTTTTCGTTAAATACCAAAGAAGGAGTAATTAAAACCAATGGCAATCACAAGTAACGTCTCAGGGTTTCTTCAACAAGTAAGACAGGGCGTCAGACCAAACATGTTTCAGGTGGACATCACGTTCCCTGATGGTGTATCTGGAGATTCAGAACTAGCATCATTCATGTGTAAGTCTGCCGCTCTACCAGCGTCTAACGTTGGTGTAATTGAAGTTCCCTTCCGTGGCAGAACGGTAAAAATCGCAGGCGACAGAACCTTTGATAACTGGACCGCGACCTTCATCAACGATAAGGACATGAAGATCCGTAGTTATTTTGAAAAGTGGTTGGAGCAAATCAATACTCACCAGGGTAATACTGCTGGTGTTATTGATCCAACTGCATACGGTCGTTCTGTAATGATCAGACAACTAGAGAAGGATTCTTCAGACAATGGTTCTGAACTAAGATCCTACAAACTCTGGTATGCATTCCCAACCAGTGCTTCAGCAATTGATCTTGCTTATGATAGCAACGATCAGATTGAAGAATTCTCAGTTGAATTCCAATATTCATACTGGACTGTTGGAGATGATTCAGATACTACCGCTGGAGATAGCGGAATTGGTATCTCCTAAATAATAGGAGAATTCTGATTTGAATAGTAATGAGTCAATTATTTGGCTTCCAAATCAATCGTAAGGAGGGTCAGAAGGGTCAGTCCCCTGTCCCTCCTTCTGCTGATGAACCAGTTTCAATTGCAGCGGGCGGTTACTTTGGAACGTATGTAGACACAGATGCTACTGCAAGGAACGAGTTTGAATTAATTCGTAGGTACAGAGACATGTCTCTGCATCCTGAGGTAGATTCTGCTGTAGATGAAATTGTTAATGAATTCGTTGTCAGTGATGCTAACGATAGTTGTGTTGAAGTTGATCTCAATAATCTAGAAGTTGGCGCGGGAGTCAAGAAAAAAATTCGTGATGAGTTTGACAAGATCAAACAAATGTTGAATTTTGATAATCGCTCCCACGAAATTATTCGTAGTTGGTATATTGATGGCAAGTTATATTACCATAAGGTAATTGATCTTGACAATCCAAAGAAAGGAATCCTTGAGTTACGCTACATTGATCCACTCAAGATTCGTAAAGTAAGACAAAAACTTGGAAAGGATTCTTCCCAAGACCCAAGAATTAATAGAGCAATCAAAGGAACTGCCCTGGAATACGAATGGGGTAATTACATTGATTACTTCCTATACAATCCCAAAGGATATCTACGAGGCGGAGCTCTCGGTCCTGTCGGTGATATGTCAAACTCCCAAGGAATTAAGATTGCTTCCGATGCAATTGCATTCTGTTCCTCAGGACTACAAGATCTTAACAAGAGAATGCACTTGAGTTTCCTACACAAAGGAATCAAGTCACTCAATCAACTTAGAATGATTGAAGATGCTCTTGTTATTTACAGATTGTCTCGCGCACCAGAGCGTAGAATTTTCTACATTGATGTTGGTAATTTACCTAAAGTCAAAGCAGAACAATATCTCCGCGATGTGATGTCTCGCTATCGTAACAAGCTAGTATATGATGCTAGCACTGGTGAGATCCGTGATGACAAAAAGCACATGAGTATGCTAGAGGATTTCTGGTTACCTCGTAGAGAGGGTGGACGTGGCACTGAGATCACAACCCTACCTGGCGGACAGAACCTTGGCGAACTCAAGGATGTGGAGTATTTTAAAAAGAAACTCTACAATTCTCTCAATCTTCCTCCTTCCCGTCTCACAGACGATAATAAAGGATTCAATCTCGGTAAGACAACTGAAGTCCTCCGTGACGAACTTAAGTTCACGAAGTTCATCGGTCGTCTCCGTAAGCGTTTTGGAGAACTCTTCCACGACATTCTTAAAACTCAACTCATCCTCAAAGGAGTAATCTCTCCTGAAGATTGGGATGATATGAAGGAACATATTCAATATGACTTCCTGTTTGACAATCATTTCAATGAGTTGAAAGAACAAGAGATGCTAATGCAACGCATCAACCTTGCAACTCAAATGGATCCCTTTGTTGGTAAGTATTTCTCTATTGAATATATTCGTCGTCAAGTTCTAAATCAGAACGAGAAAGAGTACAAAGAGATTGACAAACAAATGCGCGGAGAGATTGACTCTGGTCTTGCAATGAATCCTGCTGATGTTAATACGTTTGACATGATGGATCGCCAGAACCAAGCTTTCGCTCCTGAAATTCAAGCGCAACAGGCGGATGATGCACAAACTAGGGGTCAAGAAGACGCCGAAATTGCACATCAGCGTCAACTACAAATGGCAAAAGCGCAACCTAAACCTTCTACAGATACTAAATAAAGAATAACGTCATGGATAATACAATGGATCAGGTTAATCCTGAATCGGAAGTCGTGAACATCGTATCTGCTATCGCAGACAACGAAAGGGCAAAAGCAATTGATGCAATCCAAGATTTGCTCTATGCAAAAGCATCAGACTCACTGTCTTCTTACAAGCAGACAGTTGCCAACACCTACTTTGATGAACCAGTAGAAGCGGAAACCAATGAAACTGATAACGGAACAGATTGAAGATGTACAAGTCATCACCGAAGGCACTGGTGCTGACAAAAAATTGTACATTGAGGGTGTCTTTCTTCAGTCTGAACTGAAGAATAGAAATGGTCGTGTCTACCCTTTCCAAGTTTTGGAAAGAGAAGTAAACCGTTATAACGAAGAGTATGTTAAAACTAAGCGTGCTCTTGGCGAGTTGGGTCACCCTGATGGTCCTACTGTCAACCTTGATAGAGTTTCCCACAGAATTACCGAGCTTAGAGC